GTGATAATCATTGGATGGTTAGGTTCAGTATTTAAAAGAAATAAAGAATTAGAATTCATGCTGGATCTGGACATAATAACTGATACAGCAAACAGACTTCATATGAAACGATTGGCGATTGATACATGCGTTTCATTTTTAGGAAGAACAATTAGTCAATCTGAATTTAGAGTAAGAAATGGTAAAGCATTTAAGAAGGATGAGCTTTATTATCGATTAAATGTAAGGCCAAACAAGAATATGACCGCAAGTACCTTTTGGGAAAGGTTTGTTCGCAAACTTATTTATGATAATGAGTGTTTAGTCATACAAGCAGATGATGGTGATTTACTTATTGCAGATGGATTCCAACATAATGAGTATGCTGTGTTTGAAGATACCTTTATTGATGTAAGGGTAAAAGATTATACGTTTAAGAGAAGTTTTAAGCAAAGCGAAGTTATTCATTTGAAGTATCGGAATGATAAATTATCTCCACTTATTGATGGATTGTTTGCAGATTACGGTGATTTATTTGGTAGGATACTAAACTCACAGAAACGTAAAAATCAAGTTCGTGGCACGGTTGATATGGATATGATTGGTGCTAAAACTGAGGAACAAATAGCAAAGCTACAAGAGTTTATAGACAATATGTATAAGTCAATCGGTTCAAAAGATATAGCTATTGTTCCACAGCAAAAAGGTATTAATTATAACGAGATATACAATGGTGTTGCAAATGGTCCAAGTGTGGAAGAAATCAATAAAGTAACAAATGGTTTCTTGAATCAAGTAGCTATGGCAATTGGTATTCCTATAGCTCTGATATATGGAGAAATGGCTGATGTAGAAAAACAAACGAAAAATTATATGCTTTTCACAGTACGACCATTATTAAAAAAGCTATCTGACGAAGCGAACGTTAAATTCTTTGAAATGAGTGAATATCTTTTAGGACGAAAAATTGAGGTTAAGGCTGTTTCCTATCAAAGTATATTTGATCTTGCGACAAGTATTGATAAACTCATTTCTTCAAGTGCATTTACAGGAAATGAAATTCGTTCAGAAGTAGATTATGAGGAGTCGGATGATCCAAATCTAAATATCCATCATATTACGAAGAACTATACAAAATTAAATGAATCTGAAGGGGGTGAGAAATGATGGAGCATGTGAATATGAATAAGCTTTTGAACTTAAAACGAGATATTCGTTTTGAAGCTAAAGGTGAAAATGAATACAAATTAACTGTTTATGGGTCAATTGGTGGATGGTTTAGTGAAAACAATGCTGAAGCAGTAAGAAGAAAAATTCAAGATGTTAAAGCAGAAAAAATTCACGTTCATATTAATTCGGGTGGAGGTTCCGCTTTTGATGGTGTAGCAATTTGTAATCAATTAAAGCAGCATAGTGCAGAAATTATAGTTCATATTGATGGTTGGGCAGCTAGTGCCGCGTCTGTAATTGCAATGGCAGGTGATAAAATCATTATGCCTAGTAATACTATGATGATGATTCATCAAGCAAGTACCTTTGAATATGGAAATGCAGATTTATTTGAAAAAACAGCACGAAATTTACGAAAGATTGATTCAGCTTTAGCAGCATCTTATAAAAAACGTTTTGTTGGGACAGACGAAGAATTAAAACAACTTTTAAAAGATGAAACTTGGCTAACAGCAGAAGAAGCGGTTGCTCTTGGTTTAGCTGATGAAATTGCTGATGAAATTGAAATTGATGATACGCAAGAAGATGAAGAAGTGGAAGTTGTAGAAAATTTTAAAGAAGATTTAGTAGCTAAGTATATGAAACAACCAAATAATCAAAATCCCAAAGAGCCTATTCAAGAGCCTGTTAATACAAAACAGAATCTGAGTACGCTCTTTTTAACTTTAGGAGGAAAATAAAATATGGTTATTAAGTTTAATAATTTTGAAGAGAAGAAACTAGCTTTCGCGAAAGCAACACAAGAAGGTACAGCGGAAGAACAATCAGCAGCGTTAAATTCCATGATTGAAGCACTTGCTACAGATGTTCGTTCAGATATTTTAAATCAAGTGAATGAATCAATGGTAGATCGTTCTATTATGCAATCTCGCGGTGCTAATGTACTAACAAGTGAAGAAATGAAGTTCTTTAATGCTGTTGTTGAAGATGGTGGTTTTAAATCTACTGAAACTTTACCTAAGACAACACAAGAGAGAATTTTTGATGATTTAGTTCAAGGACATCCGTTACTAGAGCATATCGGTTTAGAGAATTTAGGAGCCGTGACAGAATTTATTTATGGAGATCCAGAGGGTGCAGCTGTATGGGGACCGTTATTTGGTGATATTAAAGGGCAATTAAATGCTACATTCCGAAAAGAATCAATTACTCAACTGAAATTAACAGCATTTATTCCATTAGCAAATGATATGTTGAAGCTTGGTCCAGTATGGGTGGAACGATATGTTCGTACAATGATTACAGAAGCAATGTCAGTAGGTTTAGAACGTGGTTTTGTAGCTGGTACGGGTAAAAATGAACCTATCGGATTATTAAAAGACCCTAGCGGAAGTGTTACGAATGGAGTATATCCAGATAAAAAAGTTGCTGGAACTTTAACTTTTGAGCCTGGTCGCAAAACAATTAATGAACTAAAAGGCGTGGTCAAATTATTGGCTAAGAAATTAAATCCTGATGGTAAAACAGATGCAGATCGACCAAAAAATATTGCTGGTAAAGTAGTTATGGTAACAAATCCATTCGATACTTTTGATATTCAAGCAAATGCTACGATTCAAAATGCGGCAGGTGTATATGTAACGAGCTTACCTTTTAATCCAATCCCAACAGAATCTGTATTTGTACCTCAAGGACAAGTGGTTTTCTTTGTTAAAGGAGAATACATTGCAGCGATGGGTGGAACAGAGCCAATCAAAAAGTATGAAGAAACATTAGCTTTAGAAGATGCAACTGTTTATATTGCTAAACAATATGCTACAGGTAAACCGAAGGATAAATACACTTCACAAGTTTACACATTAAAGCTTGAAGAAGTAACACCACCGACTGAAGGGTGATGTAAATGGAAACAGTAATTTCAGACGAAATAATACAGCAGTTCAAAGATAGGATACACTTGGGTGATGATGAAGACGATAACCTAAAGCGCATCCTTTTTGCATCCAATGAAGCTTTATTAAAAGTATGTGGATTGTATGACATAAACAAAGATGAGACGTTCAAAGAATTAGTTTTTGAACGTTCTCGTTATGCTTATAATGATGCACTTGAGTATTTTACTAAAAACTTTTTAACCGAAATTAATAGTTTTGGTATTGCAAAAGCATTAGAAGAAATCAAATTGGACGGTGAGTAATATGCGTCCTTTTCAGTATAAAAAACCACTGAATACAGGTGACTTTAGAAATCGAATTCGCATTGAACAACCTGAAATTATAAAAGATGAATTGAATCAAGCAATTGAAACAGGTAATTGGGAAGAAGTTAAAAGTGCATGGGCAATGATAAAAACGGTGAAAGGATCTGAGTATATTGAAGCTTCAGCTTCACAGTCTACACGAATTTATCGGTTTGTAATTCCTTATACAACAGGTATTACAGAATTAATGCGAATTAATATGAAGAATCGTATCTTTGACATTATCGAACCGCCAATGAATGATGATGAAATGTATCAAACATTGACTATTATCGCAAAGGAGCATGTTTAATATGAATAATTTTGCGAGTGATCTTGCTAGAGAATTGCAAAGGTATGCAAATGTTGTGGAAGAAAAATTAACAAATGCACAAGAAGATGTAGCTGATATTGCTGTAAGTAAGTTAAGACAAAATAGTCCTAAAAAAACAGGTGGTTATCGTAAAGGTTGGCGTAAGAAAAAAGTAGATAAAGCCGTTGTTATCCATAATACAAAAGGGCAATTAACGCATCTTTTAGAAAATGGCCATGCGAAAGCTAGTGGTGGCCGAGTACCGGAGAAAGTGCATATTCGTCCCGTTGAAGAGTATGTAATTGATGAATTGCCAAAACGTATTGAAAGGGCAATTGAATCATGACATTAACATTAGGAGAATTTATAAAAATTCTTGAAGCTACAGGCTATCCTGTGGCTTATTCGCATTTCATAGCAACACCAGGTAATCCAGTTCCAGCGCCACCATATATCTGTTTTCTTGTGGATGGTTCGGCAAATTTAATGGCTGATAACAAGGTGTATCACAAGATAAATGATGTAAATATAGAGCTTTATACAACTAAGAAAGATGTAGTTGCGGAAGCCAAGCTAGAACAAGTTCTAGATGATCACGAGATTCCTTATGACTCGTATGGGACTTTTATTGAATCTGAAAATATGTATCAAAAATTTTATGAAACGAGGTTGATATAAATGAATGAAAATAAAGTAGCATTTGGTTTAAAGAATGTCCATTATGCGCTTTTCGATATTAAAGATGGTGTAGTTACATTTAATACACCAATTCCATTACCTGGTGCGGTTGAATTAACGTTTGATCCACGAGGAGATTTAATTGAATTCTACGCTGATGACATGCTTTATTACGCTGCAAGTAATAACCAAGGGTATGATGGAACGCTTTCTATTGCGACTATTCCGGAACAATTTGCAATTGATGCACTAGGAGAGGAATTAGACGAAGAAGATGGTGTGTTAAATGAGTTAGCGGATGCTAAAGGAAAATCATTTGCATTATTATTTGAATTTGATGGCGATGTACGAGCAACTCGACACGTTATGTTTAACTGTTCTGCAAGTCGTCCAACACTTGCATCTAAAACGAAAACAAATTCAGCGGAGCCAAATACAAATGAACTTAAATTTGTATCCAGCCCTATTGATATTAATGGAAAACGTATGGTTAAAACGAAAACTACTACTAAATCAAAAACAGATATTTATAATAATTGGTACAAAAAAGTGTATACAAAAGTACCTGCATTACCAAAAGGAGCGTAAGTAGATGGAAAAGACAATTACAATAGACGGAAAACAGGTCAAATTAAAAGCTAATGCAGCATCAGCCAAGCGATATAAGGCGCAATTTAGACGGGATTTATTTGCCGATATGTTTAAATTAGGAGCTATAGGTACATTCGCTTCGCAAGATGCAACAGAAGGCACTATTGATTTTTCTAACTTAGATTTCGATAAAGTAGATTTTGAAGTTTGTTACGATTTAGTTTGGTTATACGCTAAAACAGCTGATCCTGAAATTCCAGACCCGATGACTTGGTTAGAAGGGTTTGATGAGTTTCCTATTTACGATATAATGCCGGAAATTAATGAGATGGTTCAAAAAACAATGGGAGCAAAAAAAAAGTAAAGAAAATTAATGAAGAGCAAGGGACTTTCAGTGATGAAGAATTAAGCACTGAATTGTTCCTTGCTCTTTGCTATGAAGCAAAGCTTACATATTGGGACTTAGAAGTGATGACGATTGGTGATTGTTTTGATTATATCGCTGAGTATGCTGAAATGAAAAATCCAGGAAAAGAAAAAGTTCGAAAAGCAACTCAAGAAGACTTTAATGCTTTCTAAGAAAAAGGGGTGAGATAATGGCAGGAGGAAAAATTAAAGGAATTACGATTGAAATTGGAGGGAATACGCAGCCGTTACAAAATGCCTTAAAAGACGTGAATAAGCAAAGTGATTCTTTGACTAAAGAGTTAAAAGATGTTGAACGTTTATTAAAGTTTGATCCCAGTAACGTTGAGGCACTTGCTCAAAAGCAACAGTTGCTTACACACCAAATTGAAAAAACTACACAAAAGCTCGATAAATTAAAAGAAGCGGAGCAACAGGTTCAAGAGCAATTTCAAAATGGGAAAATCTCAGAAGAGCAGTACCGCGCATTTAGGCGTGAAATTGAATTTACACAAGGGTCACTTGATGGTCTGAAAAACAAGCTCGGTAATATGAAAGCCGAACAAGAAAATGTAGCAAGTTCAACACGACAATTAGAAACTTTATTTAGTGCTACAGGAAAAAGTGTTGATGATTTTGCGAGGGCATTAGGTAATCGTCTTGTAAATGCAATTAAAAGTGGATCGGCTACAAGTCGACAGTTAGAACAAGCAATTGGTCTTATTGGTCGTGAAGCATTAGGAACTGAAGCTGATATTGAAAAATTACAACGTGCCCTTCGATCTGTGGATGCCGGAAACTCTATACAACAAGTACAAAATGAGTTAAGAGATTTACAACAAGAAGCTGGCAGAACCGAGAAGAAGTTTGAAGGACTCAAAGTAGGACTCGAAAACGTCATTGGTGGTATAGCGGCTGGTGGTGGTATTGCAAGCGCAGTAGAACAAGCGATGGATATGTCAAAGTTAAAGACAAAGATTGATATTACTTTTGAGGTCCCAGAGTCTTCGAAAAAATCAGTTGAAGAAGCTGTAAGAGGAATTACGGCATATGGTGTGGATGGAGCAGCGGCTTTAGAAGGTATTAGAAGACAATGGGCTTTAAATAAAGATATAAGTGACCAAGCAAATGCATCAATGGCAAAAAGTGCAGCAGTTATAGCTCAATCCTATGAAGGGATTGATTTTACTGAATTAATTCAAGAAACCTATGAAATAGGTAATGAATTAGGAATATCTCAAGAACACGCTCTATCTATGACAGATGCGTTGTTAAAAATGGGATTTCCACCGGAACAATTAGATATCATTGCCGAATATGGGAGTCAGTTGACTCGTGCAGGATTTAAAGCTGAAGAAGTCCAAGCAATTATGGAAGCTGGTGTTGAAACTGGTAGTTGGAATTAGATTATAGTTCCCTTGTATGGTGACGTACAATGAAAAACTCCTTTAATTCAGTGAAACTCTCAAATGAGACAATACTGAGCGAAGCCTTTTTATTAAGGAACGTGCAACGACTAGTCGGAAGACGTAGGGTGTAAGCAAATGACACTCGAAACGGGGAGCAACTCAAGTAGTTGAAGATATAGTCTAATCTATACGGTGACGTATAGCAGTTCATAAGAGAACGTGCGTGACGTTGCGCATCACGTTGAATATAAATGATTGATAATCTTTTAGATGGGCTTAAAGAAGGTAGGATTCAATTAAATGAATTCGCACAAGGAGCTGACAAAGCTTTAAAAGAAGCACTTGATGGTTCTGGTATTGCAACTGAACAAATAGAAAAATGGGGTGCAGCTGTCGCTAAAGGTGGAAGTGATGGTTCAAAAGCTATGGTAGAAGTAGCTAAAGCGATAGAAGGAATAGAAGATCCTGTTAAAAAGAATCAAGTAGGAGTTAAAGTTCTAGCCACTATGTTTGAAGACCAAGGGCAAAATTTAACTAATACTTTAATAAGAGCTTCGGAAAAAACCGTAGACTTCCAAAAGAATCAGGAGAAATTGAATGAATCCATAAAAAAAATGGATGCAAATCCAGCAGTTAAGTTTCAAAAGGCAATGGAAGATTTAAAAATGGCTCTTGAACCTATACTAGGAGTGATTGCTGATGTTGTTGCTAGTATTGCTGATTGGATTTCTAATAATCCAGAATTAGCAGCGACATTAGCAGCAGTTGCAACGGCTATTGGGGTAATTTCAGGGGCACTTATGGCAATTGCGCCAATAGTTATGGCGGTCATGGGTGTATTTGAAATCGGAGCCGCCGCCGCACTAGGCATAGTTGCAATAGTTCCTATTATCATAGCGGCTATAGTTGCTCTAGGAGTGGCTATTTATAAAAACTGGGATGATATTAAAAATTGGACAATAGAAGCATGGGATTCTATTAAAGAGTACTTAGTAGAGCTTTGGGACGGGATATCCCAATCCTGTAGTGAAGCATGGTCTTCATTTTTAGAAGCAATGCATGAATTTTTTGATCCGATAGGTCAATTTTTTAGTGATTTATGGGAGGGTGTGAAGCAGGCGTGTAGCGATGCATGGAATTCTACTGTTGAATTCTTTTCTGAAGCATGGTCTTCTTTCATAGAAATGATGCATAGTTTCTTTGATCCGATAGGTGAATTCTTTAGTAGTTTATGGTCTGGGATTGTTGAAACTGCTTCCTCTTGGTGGTCCTCTTTAGTTGAAACAGCATCTGAATTGTGGGGAACATTAACGCAAGCATGGCAAGAAACATGGGATACAATTCTTACTGTTTTAGATCCAATTATTTCGGCAGTTTCTACCGTTTTAGAAGCTGGTTGGTTGTTAATACAGGCAGGTGCACAAATTGCATGGGCAGCGATCTGTCAATACATTATTCAACCAATCCAGGAAGCTTACGACTGGGTGAGTACACAAATCGGTGAAATGGTCACTTGGCTTGGTACACAATGGGAAATTGCAAAAGCTATGGCGCAAATTGCTTGGGGACTATTTAAGCAATATATTATTCAACCTGTCATAGATACTTGGAACTTAGTAAAAGAGAAGTTTGGCGATTTAGTTTCTTGGCTAAATTCGCAATGGGAAACAGTTAAATCATATACTTCTGCAGCATGGAATTTAGTAAAACAATATGTCATTCAGCCTGTTCAGGAATTGTGGAACGCAACAAAAGAAAAGTTAAATGATTTATCCAATTGGATGTTAGGAATTTGGGCGAAAATAAAAGGGTATACACTTGAAGCATGGAAGATGGTTTACACATACATCGTTGAACCAGTTATTTCAGCTTATAATTCTGCAAAAGAGAAATTCAATGATATGTACAATACAGCACGGGAAAAATTTGATTCTGTTAAGAATGCAGCTCAAGAAAAATTTGAAGCGGCAAAACATTTCATTATAGATCCAATTAAAGATGCAGTTGACAGTATAGAAAAATTCATTGGAAAGATTAAAGGATTCTTTAGTGACTTGAAGTTGAAAATTCCAAAACCAGAAATGCCACCTCTTCCACACTTCAGCTTACAAACAAGCACGAAAAATGTTTTAGGTAAAGATATTACATTTCCGTCAGGAATTAATATTGATTGGCGTGCAAAAGGCGGTATCTTTACTAAACCAACTATCTTTGGAATGAATGGCGGAAACTTGCAAGGTGCAGGAGAAGCGGGGCGAGAAGCAGTGCTTCCTCTGAATAAAAAGACACTTGGAGATATTGGTGCAGGAATTGTGGCAGCCATGCCACGACAACAATTTGTAACGCCGAGAGAAATAAATCAACTAATGGGTGACATGAGCCGTATGATGGCTAGTTCTGTGAGTCAATTATCAGGATTAAAGAGTGTCATGAGTGGTGTGTATGGAAGTATGTCAAATAGTAGACAAGCTATGGCAAGCAGCGTATCAAATCAAGTGATTAATTACGGATCTGGTTCATCTTCTAGTGGTGAAGTTATTCCAATGCTTGGGGGAGATTTAGTTATTGAAGTGCCTGTTAATTTAGAAGGAAGAGACGTGGCACGCGGTACTTATCGCTATACAACCGAGTATCAAGAAAGAGAAGCAAAAAGAAACTCAGCCTTTTAGGTTTGGGTTTCTTTTATTTTATAAAGAAATGAGGTGTTGGCATGAGTTCTTTTACTTTTAACAACCAACGAAAGGAGTACATTCAAATAGAAAAGGGATGGAGTCCACCAACATGGGCACCTCTAAAACGTAATTTCCTAAAAACACCTGGATATCCAGGTGCAAGATTATTAGGAACGGATACAGACCCTCGTCCACTTCCTGTCCCTGTAGGAATTATCGTTCCAGATGGAACAGATTTAGAAACGTTAAAAGAAGAAATAGCAGCATGGTTAATTACAGAAGAAGCAGTTGAGCTAGTATTTGATGCAACTCCTGATCGAACATATTTAGCTATAATTGATGAAGATTTTAATCTTGATGATTTCGTTACGGTAGGTAAAGGTACTTTGAAGTTTATTTGTCCGATGCCTTATAAATTAGGACCTACCCGAACAGTAGAATTTCAAATAGGCGCACTGGGGTTAATGGCAAACGTTCAAAATAAAGGAACTGTTCATTCTAATCCTATTATTGAGATCGACATTACGAAACCAAACACTTTTTTAGATGTATGGTTTGAAGATAAATATTCAAAGGAACCGGATTATTTCCGTATTGGAGTGCCATTAAAAATGGAACAATTGCCTGTAGAAAGAAATCAACGTCTTATATGGGATGAAATGTCCACAACTGTAGGGTGGAGTAAGGTTAGTTCTATGGAAGATGGTAATCCAGTTGGTGAAATGAAAACAGATAGTTACCAATTCTATTGTTCGGACTATGGCTCGGGTAATGGATGGCATGGCGCAGCTGTTAAGAAGAGTATCCCTGGTGGGCCAGTACAAGATTTTATTATGCAAGCCCACGTTACATGTAAAAGTAAAACGATCAATGAAATGGGACGAGTTGAGATAGCAATACTCGATGAAAACAGCAAAGTTCTTTCAAAAATTGCCATGAATGACCTCTATTGGCAAGCTGAACAAAATTTTGGAACGATGGTAATTGGATATGATAATAAGCATGGAAAAACAGGTTTAATTTATGAGAGTGGTGATTATCCGAATACATGGAATCAGTATTATGGTAGGTTGTGGATTGCTAGAACCGGTAATGATTGGGAAGCTTATATTTCAAAATTTCTTCCTGGAACAGAAAAAGATGATTCAGAACGCTTTGCAAGATGGACCGATAAAGACAATAAACATATGGAAAAAGCAGCTCAAATACAGATTAGTATCATGCAGTGGCAAGATGTTCCGCCAGTAGAAGCGATGACAGTTTCGGATTTGAAATTTTGGAAAGTGAATTTAAATAATCAAAATACACCGCCTTATATAGTCGATGTTGGTGACAAAGTCGTAATTGATACAGAAAATAGTCATGTAATGATTGAAGGGAAGGATGCGATTAATATTAAGGACATTTTCAGTAATTTTCCTATCATTAATAAAGGTATGAATACACTAGAAATCATGCCTTCTGATATCGGAACAGCAAAGGTTAAATATAGGGAGCGGTTTAGATGAGAACACCAAGTGGAGTCTTACATATTATTGATTTTAAAACTAGTCAAATCGTTTCAGCTATACAACCAAAAGATTATTGGGATGATAAACGTCATTGGGAAATCAAGAATAATATCGATACTTTAGAGTTTAAAGTATTTGATAACACGAAATATGCAGCAACACTTATGCAACAAAACATAGTATTAAAAGAAGTAAGGGATGGGCGTATTGTTCCGTATGTAATCACTGAAGTAGAAAAAGACCCTGACGATAGATCCGTAATTACTTATGCATCAGGTGCATGGATTAATCTTGCTAAAGATGACTATATTCGTCCGCAGAAAATTGAAGGTAAGACAGTAAATGAATTTATGGATATTGCTCTTGTAGGTACAAAATGGAAGCGTGGTAAAACGGAGTATGCTGGATTTCATTCTATGACTATTGATGAATTTATAGATCCATTGAGTTTCTTAAAAAAGATTGCTTCCCTATTTGAACTAGAAATTATATACCGTGTTGAAGTGGTTGGTTCTCGAATTGCAGGTTGGTATGTAGACATGGTGAAAAAAAGAGGAAGAGAAACAGGAAAGGAAGTCACGTTAGGTAAAGATTTAGTTGGAATTAAACGTATTGAAAACTCACAAAACATTTGTACAGCTTTAATTGGCTTTATCAAAAAAGAAGGTGGAGAAGTTCTCACTATCTCAGATATAAATAAGGGTATTCCATATATTGTGGATAACGATGCATTTCAACGTTGGAATGAAAAAGGTAAACACAAATTTGGATTTTATACTCCAGAAACAGAAGAAGATATAACACCAGAACGCTTATTGACTCTTATGAAAATAGAGTTAGCAAAACGTGTGAATACCTCTGTCTCTTATGATGTTCAAGCACAAAGTATAGGGCGTGTATTTGGACTGGCTCACGAGTTAATCAATGAAGGAGATACAATCCGAATTAAAGATGTTGGATTCACACCTAAGCTTTATTTAGAAGCAAGGGCAATCGCTGGTGATGAATCACATACTGATCCTTCGCAAGATAAATACGCATTTGGTGATTACCGTGAGATTACAGATCCAAATGAAGAACTACGAAAGATTTACAATCGTATCCTTAGTTCACTAGGTAGTAAGCAAGAACTGATAAATCAGTTAGATAAATTAGTGAAAGATGCAAATGAAACAGCTAATAATGCTAAGAGAGAATCAGAAGTAGCAAAAACACTGGCTGAAAAAGTTCAAGAGAATCTTAAAAATAATACGGTAAGTATTATTGAAGCCAAAAATCCACCGACCAATAATCTTATAGTAGGTAAAACATTATGGCGAGATATTAGCGACGGTAAACCAGGTATTTTAAAAGTGTGGAACGGTAAAGGTTGGGAACTCCTTATTCCTGATGTGGAAACTATCAAGACAGAAACAATGGAACAGGTTAATAAAGATATTAAACTTACAAAAGAAGAATTAAATAAAAAAGTGGAAGAAGCGCAAAAAGAAGCTTCGGGACAATTCAAGGAAGTTAAAAATAGTCTCCAAGAAGTTTCACAAACGATTAAAAATGTACAAAACTCTCAAGGTGAAATTAATAAAACTGTTTCTGAAATGAAACAAACTAACGAGGGTTTTACTAAATCTATTGAATCTTTAACAAAAAAAGAAGGTGAAATCACTGAAAAATTAAATACAGTGGCAGAGACTGCTGAAGGTACAGAAAAGACAATCTCTGAGGTGCAGCAAACAACAAATGCTTTAAAGAAAACCACAACTGAAATTACAGAAAAGGCTGGTCAGATTAGTGAGAAGTTGGAGAGTGTAGAAAAGAAAGTTAATAACGATAAAGCTGGAGGACGTAATCTGTTATTAGATTCAAATGCTAAATACGAAAAAACAGATTATCTAATCAATCCATATTCTCTAACCGAAAATTTCTCTACAGGTGAAGAATATACATTTGTAATTAAAGGTAGCGTTCCGAAGGGGCAGAAGTTCGGGATTTGGCAAAATGGCGGTTCGAATAATGTTGGATATGCAACAAGTGTTTATGCGAATGGAATTACCTATGTAACTTTTAAAGCTGTAGCAGCAACGAGTGGAAATGAAAGAAAGTTGAGTCTGTATAACTTTCCAAGTAACACTACAAAAGCCATTGTAGAATGGGTTGCTTTATATAAAGGTAATAAGCCACAGGATTGGATACCAGCTCCAGAAAATCAAGTAACGAGCGATGAATTCACTAAGAAAACAACCGAGATTGAAAAAAGTGTGGATGGTATTAAAGAAAGTATTAAAACGGTAGAAAAAACACAAACCTCTTTTAATGAACGTGTTAACACTGTAGAAAAGAATGCAGAAGGAACAACTGCAAGTGTTAAGAAATTACAGGAAACACAAACTGAGCAAGGGAAAACATTAACTCAGGCTGCCACAACGATACAGCAACACTCTGAAGCATTGAAATTAACAATGAAAAAGAAAGATGTTGAGGATTATGTAGGCGGTTTAGGTACTGTCAACGAGTTGCGTGATGCTGATTTTAAGTTAGGACAGAAATATTGGTTTTGGAATAGCGGTAACGGGGCTATTGGTTCTGTTGATACGAATTTAAAATACAAAGGTATGAATACATTTGCAATTACCGTTACTAGCCAGGCTCAAGATCGTTGGTGGGGACTTACAAGCCAATTCATTGAGTGTCAGGTTAACGAAGAATTTGTTGCATCAGGTTATTTCAATACGGATGGGAAAACACCTATTGATAGTGGTGGTGCATTTATTGAAATTGAATGGTGGACTGGTGACAAAAAAACTCGCATTAAAACAGCTAGAACAAATATCAAGGTTGTAAATCATACATGGGTTCGTGCTGTATGTTCAGATAAAGCGCCAGCCAATGCATCGTTTGTGAGATGGCGTTATTATGTTACAAGAAATGGGCGTTTATGGTGTACTGCACCTATGTTACAACGTGGCACCATAGCTACAGAATTTTGGTTACATCCGAAAGATCAAACGGATGTTGATAAAATGCTAGAAGATATAGCTAATAGAGTAGCTACTGAGAAATACAATCAGAAAGTTACAGAGTTAGAAAGAAGTATTGGCGCAAATGAAAAAGGTATTACAATCGTTTCTAGAAAACAAGAAACGTTTATAAATGAGACTTATAATGCCTATGCAAGGAAAACGGAATCTAGGTTAGAAGTTTTAGATGAAGGGATTTTAGCGCAGATTTTAAAGGACGGAATTGTCACTGCCATCAATATGTCTCCTGGGAAAATTACAATCAATGCTGCAAAACTGGATATTAATGCAGATACAATGGTCAAATGGCTAACAGCAAAAGGTATTGATACAAATCTTATTAGAATTAACGGTGATAAGATAACCATTGATAAAGATGGTGTAACTGTTAAAATGCTAGATTTTCTATTCCAAGACGAATGGGGAACAAAAACAACTGCGGTATCAAGACGAAACCTAATAGCAGATCCCGACTTTTCTAGTGTTACAAAGAAAAACATTGGACATAACGATTATTATGGGTTTGAAGGTGGATACGGTCTTACTTGGAGGTCATGGGGAAGTGTTGTAATAGAAAAGAATACACATATATTCGATTACGAGCAAATGGTGAATGCTACAAGGGTAGACATGTATAACTATCCAGAAGCAATCGTGCATAATGGCATACATCCCGGAAATGAATACACAGTATCTGCTCACTTTAGAGCATCTATGATAAATGGTGTACGTAAAACAGGGAAACCACGTTTGCATGTATGTTGTGTTAAATTCCGAGACAATGTAAGTTACGATATATGGAATGAACAAAAAATGGACTTTCCTGAGCCGTCTACATTTTATGGAGAAATCAGACGATATTCATTTACCTTTAAAGTGCCGAAAAACTATATTCCGCAACAACATGCATTGATTATTAAAGTTTGTTCTGGAAGTGCTGACATGAGACAAGGGACAGCGATTTGTGTAAGTGGTGTAACGCTATACAGTGGTAAATATGCATCTATGTATAATTGGGATCGTGCTGCAGCAGAAAGAGCAGATGGTATTCAGCCGTTTAACGCACTTGCTGTAGGTGGTGTGAATAATAATATAAAACCTGCAGCAGACGGGCAAACGTTTGATATAAGTACAGAAAAGGATGTAAAAGTTTTTTCTAATATAAGGGCGATGCAAGGAATTAATTTAGGTGGCGGTGGATTCCAACAATGGGGACATATTCGTTTTGTAGAAGGAAACCGAGGGTTAGGATTCTATGTCTGTAACTCAAATGGATGGCACTTTAATAGTTTGGGATAAAGAAGAAAGGAGTAAAAGTATATGAATCAGAATCAAAATTTAGCTGTTGCACCTCCACAACCTGGAGATGTAACGCCGTTTATGGGATATTTAGTAGAGCTGGAAAGATCTGAAGCTGGAATTTTTGTAAACATCCCTATTAATGTATTAAATAATGCGGGGCTTTCAAATGGCATGAATAAAGTCGAGGTATGGAGGGAACTTGATGGAACTATAAGCTTTAGAATCGCAACAAGATGCGAAATCTGTAAACGTGGAGCACGTCTATATGAACTAGATATGGGATTTGCGAAAAAGCACATTTGTATGGAGTGTTATACATCGCTTACGAGTTCTTATCCACCACAAGAACCACCAAAATCAAATAATGGAAATAATACGCAAACAGAGCAAGAGCAGTATTAGCTGGTCTTTTTTTATTGCTGTTTATATTAGTTTTTAAGTGTTTAAATCATTAATTATAATATATAATAAATATGATTTTATTGTCATATAATTTAATAGTTCATTTAGGAGGTATATTATGAAAAAGAAATTTATGTTAATGATGTTGTTGTTTGCTTTGATGGTAGGGTTGCATCCTAATTCAATGACAAAAGCAGAAACATCAAGCGCACAAGGTGAACAATTTGAACAAGGGAAGTATGATTTACAAGCTGAGTTTTCTTTTGGTCAGAATTGGAATAAAAATTCCCCTTACGTTGGGCCAGAAACACCTAAAACAAAATGGGAATATAAGCTTTATGATAGAGATGGTGGTCTAATATTTTACACTCAGCCAGCGATTGGAAATGATGGGACGATTTATATAGGAAATGGAAACCAAAAATTGTATGCACTTAATAAAGATGGTTCAGTTAAATGGGTTAAAGATAATATAGCGAATACTTATGCTTCACCAGTTATAGCAGCAGATGGAACTATTTATGCTGTAGGAGGAAAATTAACAGCTCTAAATCCAGATGGTTCAATAAAATGGCAAACTACAGATAATGGTTATGTTGATACTCCTATTCTAGATAGTGAAGGTACACTTTATGTACGCTATGCTGCTTATGATAAGAGAACAATACACGCATATAATCCAGACGGATCAAAAAAATGGGTATCAAGTGAACTGTTTAAAGGAACGACAACTGGAACTAATTCTATGCTTATGTCAAAGGATGGAATCATTTATACTGTATCTTCAAGTGGTGAAAATTATTATCTATATGCTCATGACAAAGATGGCAAAGAATTATGGAATAAAAAGATTAAGGGGAATGGAGGTAATCCTGGTTTTTCTTTAGGTTTAAATAGCGAATTATATATAAATGGTGGATCTATTATATATGTTTTAGATAAAAACGGAAATTTATTGAATAAATGGGAACAGAATGAGATTAGTTCAAAATCTGCTCCTACAATATATTCAAAAGATGGAACTATTTATATAGCTAAAAGTGGTGGCTTGTATGCATATAATTCAGACTACACATTGAAATGGGAGTATTCAACAGGTACCCAGGTTATTAATAACTCACCAGTAATAGATAAAAATGGTGTAATTTATATTCATTCATCCCAACAATTATATGCATTAAATCCAGATGGAACACTAAAGTGGAAGACTGAATGGTCAACTCCTATTTTCCACGGTGGTACTTCAAATAACTCTATCAGCATTGGTAAAGATGGAATTATGTATATTTTAGGGCATGTACCCAAAGCAAATAAAGAAACATATTATTCATTAGTAGCTATTGGCGACTCCTATACAGATAATGTATGTACTAAAGATAGTACATACATGGAAGTGCTTAAATCGTTGGAAGCAAAGAGTAAGACTGCTAAGTTAACAGATGAAGAGAAAAAAGAAGCACGTGATATTTTGAAGAAATTATCCGATGATCTTGATAAAACAGATAAATAAACTTAATTTGATTAATACAATTGTATGTTTTTTAGAAAAGAGGGACAAGCGTCTCTCTTTTTTTATTATAAATAAGGAGATGGAAAGATGGATCGCATTGATGTATTAATGAAAGCATTTATTGCTACATTTGGTGGCTTTTGTGGGTATTTCTTGGGAGGATGGGATGCAACATTGAAAATCTTAGTAACGATGGCAGTTATTGATTATCTAACTGGCATGATTGCAGCAGGATATAACGGAGAATTAAAAAGTAAAGTTGGTTTCAAAGGCATCGCCAAAAAGGTGGTGCTTTTTCTTTTGGTCGGAGCGGCAGCTCAATTAGATGCAGCGTTAGGAAGTAATAGTGCTATTCGTGAAGCGACAATTTTCTTCTTCATGGGTAATGAATTACTTTCACTTTTAGAAAATGCCGGACGAATGGGTATTCCGCTTCCGCAAGCTTTAACAAATGCAGTTGAGATTTTAGGCGGTAAACAAAAACAAGAAGATAAAAAAGGAGATGTTAAGTAA